TCTTCCTGCTCCACTAATTACAGGAATAAAATGTATGTCTTCTTGACCTACTGGATAATGTATTTCTTTTTCATCAATTTCAAAATTACCTACTTTAACTTGATAATATTTTGGCCCCATATAAGACTCTATGCCTGGAAAGTTATGGACTAGAAAACTTACAGCTTTAGCTACTGTTTCAGCTTTTACCTCAAACTCTTTATGTCCGACAAATTTTGCCAGTCCTCCATATAATTTTACTTTACGAAACATATCGATACCTCTTTCCAGTACATTTTAACAACCATTCAGAATAAGCTTCTCTACAAGATAGTCTATCGGTTAAATGATGAATTACATCGCCTTCAAAAAATAATGCTACATGATTTAAAGTTGGATGCAAAATTGACATTAAAAGTACATCGCCATTTTGCAATTTTTCATCATGTCGTAGTTCTCTGAAACCCGTTCTCCAAGCACAACTTTCAAATAATGGGTTATCTAAAAATTCTTGCGGTGTGGTAGGCCTATCCCAATCTTTAAGATATATATTTTTTTCTTCTCTGTACCAATCTCTAACTAAACTCCAGCAATCAGTAATACCCCATACCCATTGACGACCTAATAATGGTGGTTTGTATCCACAGGGTTCTAAATATGCCCATTGTTCTGTCTTTGGATTAACAATATACCAAGGTAAATTACTATCTTCACAACTAATCTTGTCTGCTTGACTAGGAGTAGGTGGTGTTATGGGATGGCTATGAACAACACCAACAATTTCGCCAGTATTATTTGCTTTTACATAATCTTCTGGATCAATGATAAAACATTGATGATCTGTTATTGAAAGATTACGACATGGATAATACCTCTCTTTACCCTTAACATTTAAAAGAAGTCCACAAGATTCTTTTGGATCTTCACGTTGAGCATGAAGTAGTGCTTTATATTTCCAAGTCATGAGACAAGCGTACCAATAGAAGGGAAATCAATTCTTGTGCATTGACGACCTGGTATGTTAACTCCAGCTAAATCTGTAGGAGCAGCAAGTTCAAATTCAACAACTTCCCTATTTTCTGTTGATTTTCTATCTATAGAATAAATTTCTTGAGGAAATTCTACTGTATTATCTGCTGTGGGATTATTGCCGTCAGCAAAATTAGCAGCATCTATAAACTTGGCTAATGTTCTTATTCTTGTAACTGTTGCACCTGTAAGATCATTACCAGTTGTAGTTTGATTTACACTTAACAATATTGCAGAAATTAAACCTGTACCGTTGCTTATAGCTATTTTTGGTCGAGGTAATTGACCTCTTTGAAAAGCAAAACCTGAGGCTTTTATAGGAAATCTAAGATACTCATTACCAGCCCATATTATTTTTCCATTTGCATTTAAATTACTGCCAGCATGAAATCTGTAAACTGTAGTTGCACCATGCAATGTATTAGATAATTCTAGTTTAAACAATTCAATAATTGCTGATGGATTTATAGACTGTAAATTATTAAATACTGCTGCTGATACTGACATACTTAAGCTGGTTCAAATACTTGTCTAAAAGTTGCTTTTATAGTTGCTAAATTAGAATAATTAATTGTTTTAGACCATGTTTCACAAACAAATTGATATGAAGTTGATTCTCTAGGTGGTGTATATGTAAAACTTGCACTATCATTTGCTCTTGCATCTAAAAAAGTTTCAATAGTATCACTTTCTGCTTCTGTAATATTATTCCATATTAACTCATATATTTTTGGGTTTTGATTTTGTGGTAACCCAAATACAAGACGATGTTCGTATCCATCTGCAAAGCGTACAGTACGTGTTAATGGTGCAGATTGTTTTTGCAATCCATAACTAGCCTCAACTGCTGGAAATGTAGCCATTATGCAAGCATACCTCCAGGTCTTTTTTGATTTATTATTTCTGATTGTACCGCAACTGAGATAAGACGACCAAGTTCTCTTCCTTGTGCTTCATCACCTTCAACAGAGGTTCCACTAGCGTCTACATTAACTACAATATTACCAACACCACCAGTAGCTTGCACTCCAAGTTTCCCATTAGAACCACGCTTTAGAGGCATAATTGCTTCAGCACCTGCCTCACCCATCAAACCCATACCATTCGCCATAGGAAATAATGTAGGCTTTTTTACAATGCCTCCATAAGCATATTTTTGTACTTTACCATCAACAAATGCATTACCATTAGCACTTCCAAATATGCCTTTTAAAAAATTAGTAAAGGGTTTAGTAATAGTTTGTTGTATAGCTATACGTGCCATATCAGCAATAATTGAATTAGCTAAGTTTTTAAAATTTAATTTACCTGTCATAACAAAATCTACTAATGCATCTTCCATACTTTTTATTCCTTTAACAACAACATCTGCCATAGATTCTTGTATTGTTTTTATACTATCGTTAAATGTTTTGAGTTTAGATTGCATTTGACTGCCAAAGGATTTTGTAATCTCCTCAGAAAATTCTTTAACACTTTTTGTACCTTCTCTAAAATATGTGGCAGGTGCATTTTCTTCACCTGTAAAAATTTGCTTAAATACTTCCATATCTTTTTTCAACTGGTCATTTGTTTCTGTCAAACCGCCACCTAATGCATCACCAACACCACCTAAATTTCCTTGACGTAATTGATTTAATGCACTGATTATAGATTTAATTGTTGTTGATAAAAATCTAAAACCAGCCACAACTGTAAAAACAGAGCTAGATATTATTTTAAGACCAACTTCTATACCTTTAAAAAAGGCATCAAAATCTTTATCTGCACTTAGTATATTACTAAACATTTTTACTAAATTATTTAATGTAGGTAACAATGCATCAACTAATTGTTTTCTAAATCCGTCAAACCTTATTGCTAATACTGCTATCTGGTCATTAAAAAATTCTGCGTTCTGTGCAAATTCATCAGATACTGCATAATTAAATTCTGTTAGTGCTGCACTACCTCCATTTAATAAATTAATTAAACTTGCACCTGATCTACCAAATATTTCCATAGATATAGCTGCTTTTGTTGCACCGTCTGGTAAATCTGCAAATCTATCGGCTATTTCTCCTAAAACTGTTTCACTGCTTTTGAGATTTCCTTCACTATCTCTAACACTAAGTCCTAATGCATTAAAACTATCAGCATATGTTGCAACACCTTGATCTGCTTCCCTCATAGATTGTGCTAACCTTCTTAATCCTTTATCTATAGTTTCTTGACTTATACCAGCTAATTTACCTGCGTTAACATATGCTTGTAATGTATTAGCAGCTATCCCTGTTTGATCTGATAACTTACCAAAACTATCTGCACTATCTATTGCACCTTTAACAAGTCCTACAAAAGCACCTCCAGACACTATTAAACCAAATGTTGCAAATGTTTTATTAAGGCCACCCATAGCAAGCCTTAAATTTTTAACCTTACCTGATACACCCTGCATAGAGTTACCAAGTCTTTTTATAGAAGCTGCACCTACAGTTTTTGCTGCTACTACTAAATCAAACTTTGCCATATTATTTTTCTCTATTTAGTGCTTGTAATGCTGCTGCTTCTATTATCTGTATGTTTTCCAACATAGCAATACTATCTTTACTATATATTTTAATCATTTCTATCACAGATGTATAGTCTAAACCAATAATTCCACTCATTCCTACACGCCATTGCGTTTGACAACGTAAAAACATTTCTACATATTGCCAATTATTTTGTAGGACATAAAAGTTATTATCTATATCTTTTTTTTCTGTTATAACCCCTAATACTGCATCATCTTCTGCTGTTTTATCAATGACAGTTGAACCTACAGCCCAATATTCACCTGCCTCTGTTAGTTTTTTTTGTATATTTCCTCATTTGATTCTATAAATGTCATACCAACAGCAGTTGCAAAACCTCTTACATCTAATAATTTAAGAAGTGTATTTTTATTAAAAGGAACTTCTGATCCATCTGATGCCTCCATATCATCCCAACCTATTAATACTTCTTTAGTAACATCTACTTCATCAATTTGTTTATCTTCTACCATTTTTATCATTTCTCTAAATCTAGATTGTGAAATATTTTTAAAATGTGCAGTAAATATTTCTGTAGAAACCTCACCATCTTTGTTTACTTTGACTTCTACTTTCCATTTATAAAAAGGACTTTGATCTATAACAAAAGGCATAAAAATTATGTATCTATTGTCTAGGGTAAACCCTTTTTATAAACTATGCAACTTTAGGTATACACTAATGAAAACTCATTTTGGCCAGCAGATGTAGGTGTTGCATAAAAAGGTAAACTTAACATTGTAATGCCATCTGATTCTTCGTATGATGGTTGACCTAAATCAGTTTGTGGACAAGAAACTGTTATCTTATTACCTGCTGTAGTGCCATGTACCCATGTGTTTGTGCCAGTTGATGTGCCAGTATAATCTGTAAAAAAGTTATGGCTTGATAATGCAACATTTTCTATAACTACTGTGCCTGATGGCCTACGGTCAGTTATTAATACTTCTTTTGTACCACCAACTAATTCTCTATATATAACCTCATTATTAAAATCTAATGACCAAGATTGTAATGCTGCTGCAAAACCAAATATTGCAAAATTAGAAGTACTGCCATTTTTAAATATTAGTGGTGTTGCCTGATTGCTTGTTGTAACAGATGGTAAAGCATCATCAGTAGGTGCTGCGAATATTCCAGTTAAAGAAAAAGATATACGTGGTATTGAATTAACTTCGCAATTGATACTAAATGTACCTCTACAACCTGTGACAATTTGCCTTATACCATCATAGTTAACAAATAATGTCACGCTGTCAGATGGTGTTGCCACAGGTGCGTATGTAACTGTATTTCCACCGCTTACCGTCTCTGTTAAACCACACGCTTTTAAAATAGCTCCGTATTTTGGTGCAGTTCCAGCAGTTCCAGAACCTGCCATTTCCACATCAAAAGTAACATTTACTCTTGTATTAGCAGGTATAACTTCATAGTTACCCATATATGGCCTTATTAAATCTCTACTAACCTCATCACTTACAATAGGTTCTATATTTAAATCTATTACCTGTACATAGTTAGCACTACCTGTTGGATTGGGGTTTGTGCCATAACTAGATTCTGCTTTAGCTAATATGCTTCTTTTTCTGTGTAACTTAGCCATTGGTAGGTATATTCAGTATGTTTATATAATATATGCTTTTAGTAATAAACACCATCTATTGCGTTAAATCATTAATTTCTGTTCTATAACGCACTATATATTCTACTCCTATAACGCCTCCTGGTTGATCTGCGTCTAATAATTCAAAGGATGTATCAGAAGGTTGTATATCTATTGCTAAATTATTTACTGTCAAATCTGCCATAATTTTACTATGTAAACTTTCTACAGTTGCATCTGCAACGCTGTCAGGTATATCACCTCTAACTATTACACTTACTCTGACTGTTAAAAAATGATCTAAAGTAGGTAGTGATGTATTTTGCTCAATAGTATCACTAACAGGTTCTAATATTAATGAAGGTGTTTCGCCTCTTGTTAATGGCACTGTTCTACTTCTATATATACGTGTACTAACTCCTGTAGTATTTGCAAGTACTGTAAAAAGTCTTGCCATTATTAATTCTCTTTTAGTAGTCATGTTTTTTGTATACTAATTTCACAAAAAATACCATCATCTAATTTCCTTAATTCTCTAACTGTATATGCAACATCATCAACTGTAATAGTTGCACCTGCAACTAAATCACCAAAATCAGTTGTTTTAGCAGTAAGTTGATAATCTGTAGATACAATTCTGTCACCAGCTAAAACTAAATCTGGCTGTTCTAATATCGCTTTTGCAGTAGTATCACCTGAAGTACAACTAACACCAAAGTCATCAAGATATGCAGATTGTGTTGTGATGTCTTCTATAAGTGCCATTTAAGTTTTTGTTGTAATTTTTTTTGCTTTTGGTTTTGGTGTATATATTACAACTCTACCCATAGTTATTAACAATTCTGCATCAGAATTAGAAATGTCATATGTTTTACCAGCCTCTAGGCTTACACCACTAGCACAAACATTTTTAATGCATTTAATTTTCATAAAAAAAAGGGGTTGTTACACCCCTTATATTAAAGCACTTATGTGGTTACGTCTAAGATTGCAGCAAATGACTGTGCATGACGTACAGCAACATCAAATGCAACTACACCTTTTATAGAAACTAGGTTCTTAGCAAAATCATCTGAATCTTCACCTGCTGTAATTTCAATTCCAGATCCGTATAGACCTAAAATTGCTTGTGAGAAGTCACCCATAACAACAGCAGAACAAGTACCTGATGTTGTACCTTTTGTAAGATTACTCGGTACTTGGTTTGTCATAGCTAATGGGTATCCATTAACAGCAACTGGTGTAGCACCTCTACCTAATGCCTGTAGGTTGTTATTGACTAAATACTCACCACCAGATGTCTTAAGTTTCTTAATTGCACCCATTACTTTAGCGTTGGTTACATAAGAAATATTATCTGCATTAACACCTGCATTATCTTCCATAATTGCAGTTTCTAGGTCTATCAAGGCATCTACTGTAATAGCACCACCATTAGTACCCATTGCAACAGAACCAATACCAGATGTTTGCATAATACCTGTAGGCTGTCCTGATGAACCAGTACCATTAAGTATTCCTAAATCAATACCTAAATTAATACCCTCAGAAATGTCTCTCCTTACAAGATCTTCAATGCCTGGTGTTGCTTGTATAAGCATATTCCTAGAAAACTTAGACATTGTGCCTAATGTTTTTGGAGTCATTGAAATCTGATCAAATGTACTTTCTGACTGAGATAATGCAGCAGTTTCACTTGATAAGAAACCAGTAGAAGCTACACCTGATCTTCTAGGAATTGCAACATCTCCAACAAGGCCAGATAGTGTTTGTACACCTAGACCAACCATAACTGTTGAATTCCGTAATGCTTCTATAAAATCATCAGCTAGTAAATCTGTTGCTACGATGTTTCCACCAGTTGTTGCACCAGAAGTAACGTATGTAGCTCTCTGTACTAAACCACTATAAGGTATATATAAAGATCCGTTTCTTGTACCCTTACCTGAGTCTTTTGCAATTTGTTGTGAAATTTCTCTAGCAAAACCAGATGATTTATCAGACCAATCACCTGTTAAAAGACCTCTTATACCAGCAGAAACTTTATAGTCTTTTACATACTGTTTTCTTTCTTTTGGTGAAAGCTGTTCTTCAATAGGCTTTGCTGTTTCTACAGGCTTTGCATCTATTCTTTCTAAGATAGCTGCTCTGCATGAATCTACAGAAGAACCATTGTTAATTAATTGTTCTGCTAGGTCATCAAAACCACGCTTAGAACACATTGAATTGATCTCTCTAATTCTTGTACGCTCTGCGGAAGCAGCTTTTTTTCGCTCTTCACTACGCACAACTTCTAGATCAAGTTGCTCTTTTTCCATAGTTGTTTTGTTTTTAGAATTGGGCTGTTGTGCGTCAGTTGACGCTGCGTATACACGCTTACTGTCTACTATATCTTGTTTTTCTACACTAGGCATAGTGTTGTCATCAATTAATCCTCTCGAAATCCCTACATCTGGTG